GTTCTGGTGATACCTTTAAGGTAATCCTCTGGACCGATCGCAATATGATCGTCACCAGCCACAGCGAAAGTCCTCCAAGGTTCTTGGATTGGACGATCGTAATCGCAATTTAGATAACGTCTAATTGCGATTTCCTCACAGCTTAAGTTAAGTAATGTGAGGATAGTTTTCGTGAGTGGTTCACCCATGAAGACTCCTCGCGTAGCAACAAATGTTTTGTTGGGCGCGATACACAGTCTATCTTTTAATAAAAGATCGGCTGCGATATCGAGTAGACTTCCGGCATAGCCGAGTCCATCGATAAATCCCCTCCAAAGTTGCACTGCAACTGGACGTGGGATAGCGTCAGTAGCACTTTCTAAGTCACTACTGAGGCAAGCGAAATCTTTCTTATAGAAAGATCGAGCTTTACAGATCAAGTATAGGTAATGCCAAGCTTGATCTGCTCGCATTAGTCCGCTTTCAGCGGATGGATGCGAAGCCAAGAAAGCACGTGTTACGTGAGCTTGGCTTTGTTGCAACACGTATAACCAATATGGTCCTGTTGTAACAATTCGGACTTTAGCACCTGGTTCAGGTATTGCTAAGACCCGAATAGGTATCTCTGATACCTGTTGTGTATCACGTTTCATTGAAATGTATGCACAACAAAGGATCTGGAGGCCTATGGCTTCATCAAATCCTTGGCGAAAAGCCTGAAATCCACCTATGGTGTCAGGATGATCGCCTCCGAAATCTATTTCAGGATGATCCTCGTAGATTTCGTGTCTACACCAAGTTCTCCATCGGGGAATTCCTTTTACCTCTTTGAGGTTTATAAAGGGTAGACTTATCTCACCGTCTTCCTCTGGAATATGGGTGAGAATAGGGTAAATAGAATCTAAGATCTCTTTTGCCCTTCCTCCCTCTTCTACTGAGTAGAATAAGGAGCCCGCTCCGGTCATAGATATATGAGCTGAGCGGATTGGTCCAGGACCCGCTTTGCGGCATCTGCGACCAATATTCCTAGCAGCCTCATAGAGTTCTGTTAGGATTTCGCCGTCTGGTTTATAATCAGCGGTGACAACCGATTCAAACTTTTCTAAAGCTTTTGTTTCGGTTTTCCTGTCGCCAGCTGGTAGCTGGCGAGAGGAAATAAGATGTGCAAGAGCTTGTAGCTGTTGCCTATCTTTATACTCATCACCAGTCCATCGGACTTTGATAATGGGTATCAGCTTAAAGAAAAAGTTAAACTTTTCTCTTTTAGGCTGTTCAATTACATCACTTCGTGAGTAATTGATAAAGATGTAGTTGACAAAGTCTTTCCACATCTTTATTACCTGAGGGACATTAAATGTCCCGACGGTAAAGATCTTACGTACTAAGTACTTTAAGATCTTATAGTACTGATCTTTTATAAAGAATTCAGTACTATACAATAGCAGTGAATCAATGATTCCTGCTATTGTTTGTTCAATTCTGCGAATTTCGCTTACTCTTCGAGTAATAAGAATTTGAAC